TCATACTGGTAAGTATACTCACGAGACGGCTCAATATCACGCCCATAGTAACTTTGAGCGGGATTTAATTTTTCCTCTGCCTCAGCGTTTCTATTGCCTAAGATGTTATTATACCAAGCCATGTTTTTCTCTTTGAATCTCTACCCAGCGCATTTGTTTCTTTGCAGTCCCAAGCGCAGGATCTTTACCATAAATTGAATGCAGTTTTAAATGATGAGTATGACACAGTGTAACTGTGTGGTCATAAAGCTCAGCATGATGCTCTTCTATAAAATCATCCCGAAGTGATTGTATGTACTCTGGGTTATGTCCATTCTTTGACATCCATTGATTAAGCAATGGAGTTAAACTGTAGAAATGGTGAAAGTCAAGCAGCTCCGTCTCGTTGCAAATCTCACAAGCCGATCCTTTATCATACTTAGACTTTGCCTTATCTCGAACATACTTTACTATATCGCGTTTTAACTTAGGCATTTTCTTTTGACTTCCCGATTTTTCATTAGAAGAATTATATCTACTTTAAGGTAGCTTGTCAAACATTATTTTTAAGCAGGTGTCGCTAGAACGTGGTGTTTGCGGTAATGAATGAGTAAAGTGCGTAGCGCATAGCATCGGCCATGTGCGAAGCTTTGTTGTGCTTGGGCTTTTCCTTTATAAGGTTTGGGTTTGGATCCCACTGATACGCATCTACGCAGGCCAAGGATTCTTCTGCTGTTTGATCTATGATTAGTTTGTTATTGTCAATAATACTACTAACATGGCCAATACCATCTAAAACAGACTTCTTTGCATTGATAGTGGAAATTCCATAATTCTGAGCGAAGTCAAATCGAGTTTGCTGTGCTGCGGAATCAATGTAGATAAAATCTATATCCCAGCGATCAATTAATTTTTGTATTTCTCCTGCATGTTGCTCCGTGGTGCGCTCGGCATTTAAATATTCATCGACAAGGTAGAATTTATCATTATCCCAATCATAGGCGATTACACAAAGTGCAGTAGGATCTTTATAACCTACGTCTAACCCCGCGAATACGTCAAAGTTGGAGGTATCAAACTGAGATAAGTCTGCTACGCAATTTTCAAAGTCGAATTTCCAGATTTGCCCTTGATAAGTATTAAAGTCTGCTTCGTACTCTTGTCGAAACTCTGCTTCGGACATAGATTTGCGAGCTTCATCGATATCTGATTGAGACATTCGAGGATTGTCTTTATAAGTTGCACGAATTGAAATCCATTCGGGAAATTCATCAGAGTATCCACGGTGAAAGAAATCCGCGAACCAGTTGCTGCGACCCCGTGGCGTGGATATAAAAATTGCTTTTGAGTTTGGTTTGTCAAGAGTTGGACGAAGTGCAACGTTGAAAGCATCTCTGCCGTCTGCAAGAGCCGCTTCGTCAAAAATAATAAGGTCGTAGCTTCTGCCTACGCAGGAATCGACTTGGTTTACGGAACCCATTCGAATAGTAGAACCGTTTGAAATTTCAATAACTTTATCTTTTGCGTTATCTTTTGTTACTTCGAGATCGAAATGCTTGATTAAATTCCTTTGTAGATCAAAAGAAATCTGAGACAGAGAATAATTGGGAGACATAATAAGAATATTGGAGCCAGGCACTAGAGACACTAACTGACCAATGATGTTTGCTATGTAAGTCTTGCCTTGCCTTCGGGAGACGGCGGGGCAGACAAAACGATACTTTGGATTATTAATTGCATTAATAATTGCCACCTGGGATGGTAGCGGTTCGACACCCAGTAAATCCAAATACGGAGGTACTGGGAGTTTTAAGAATCGTGTCTCAGATTGTAAATCATGAATATAATCACCGGTAATATCTCTCCGGCTTATTTCGATAGCCATTTAATTTTGCCTATAATATGTAATTTTGTGAAGACGTCAAAAGGGGTATACCAAAATCTGTGGAATACATAACCTTTTTCTTCTAAATCTTCTTTTGTGCACCACTTTCTTTGAATGTTATCAATATACATGCCGTAGTAGCGCAGAACTGCATGACCTTCTCCACCCACTGTACAGAAGCACATTTTTGCTTTGAATGTTAATATCTCTTTCCAAAAACTCTTCATGGATTTGCCACTAAGATTATAAAGAAGAGTGAGGGAGTAGTCTTCACAGTCTCCCACATAAGGAGCCTGCTTTAAGATTTGCCAGTACTCTTTTTCAGCGTACTGGTCAATATCATATTTATAAGTCCAGTTGTTATTTAATTCTTCTAAAGTATCACTCATTGTCTAAGAACCGTAAAGAACTGTGTTTGAAACTATTGTAAGATCGAAAGACGCAGAAACATCTGCATTTACAGGCCCTATAACGCGCATATCCATATCAGTTTTCTCAGTAAATACTACAGGAGAAGCATACTCAATTGTGTGGTCCATTTGGTATAATAATGATCCACCAGTTGCTCGGAAAGCGCCTCCAAAAGGTCTTGCAAATAACATTACTTCTGCAGTCTGTGCTTTACTTGCTACCATTTGTATAGTTTTAAGAAAGCCTGTATGCCCTGCGGGA